ATTTACCAAATTCCATATAAAAATATGGTAAAGTATATGTTCCAAATGCCCAGTGATGCTGATTTTGAGATGCTTTACGGTAATCTCAAATCACAAGAAACCATTAAGTTTTGGAGCACATCATTTCTTCGTGGCACAACACTTGATAATGCTATCGTTATTGTCGATGAGTTTCAAAACCTCAACTTCCATGAATTAGACTCTATCATTACCCGTGTTGGTGAAAATACCAAGATTTGTTTCTGTGGAGATGCAAGACAGTCTGATTTAACAAAGACGAATGATAAGAATGGAATTGTTGACTTTATGAATATCTTGCGAAAAATGACATCTTTTGATATAATTGAGTTTGGTATCGAAGATATTGTTCGATCCGGTCTCGTTAAGGAATACCTTACCGCAAAAATTGAAGCAGGTTTTTAATGTTTAACCATATTGATTTGAATCTTCCATCTCTAGATCGAGAGACTATTGATGGAGTTCGTTATTATAAAGTCCCTAACGATGAAGAACTTATTCGACTGGTCTCGATTACATCGGTGACCAGTCATTTTAATAAGGAAATTTTTGTTAAGTGGAGAAAAAGAGTTGGTGAAGAAGAAGCAAATCGTATCACTAAAAAGGCAACCAGCCGTGGTACGGACATGCACACTTTGGTAGAATATCATCTTAAGAATGAAGAACTGCCAAAAGTTCAACCGATTTCAGATTTTCTTTTTAAAATCTCAAAACCAACATTAAACAAAATAGATAATATTCATGCTTTAGAAAGTTCCCTATATAGTAAGGAACTTGGTATTGCCGGTACGGTTGATTGTATTGCCGAATATGACGGCGAGTTAGCGATAATTGACTTCAAGACATCTGCAAAACCAAAACCAGAGGACTGGATCGAGCACTATTTTGTTCAGTGTATGGCATATGGATGTATGCTTTATGAAATGACCGGTATCATGGTCAAAAAACTTGTAATTATTATGGCGTGTGAAAATGGAGAATGTGTCGTTTATGAACAAAGAGACAAAGCAAAATACATCAACCTGCTCGACAAATACATTAGAAAATTTGTTGGAGATAAACTGGAACAATATGGAACCCAATAAAGAATTAGAAAAAGCAATAGAGAAGAAGTTTCTCACACCTTCAAAGTTTGCCCTTGAGATTGAAAAAATCGTTATAGAGGAAAAACTTAATTATATTGATGCTATCTGTCACTATTGTGAAATCAATGAAGTTGAGGTAGAATCAGTTGCCAAGTTGGTATCCAAACCACTGAAAGAAAAACTGAAGTGGGATGCGACTCAACTTAACTTTATGAAAAAGACTTCGAGAGCTAAACTACCTCTATGATCGTGACACCATTTGAAACTTATCAACATTATTTGTCACTTAAAAATCATTTTACAAATCCCAAATACGACTTCTTCAAATACGGAGCAAAAACCCGTGCTAGTATGACCTCTTTTAACAAGAGGAAAGACAAGTATTGGTTTGAAAAAACTTCCCGTAAGTATTCTGATAAAGAAGTCGTAGATTTTTTGGTATCTAATTTTGTTGCTTCCAGTAATCCACAAAATCTATGGATTGGTGAAATCATCAATTCTGGCGAAAGAACTTATGCCGAGTGGGCAAAACGACAGCAGAGTTTGAGTTACTTGTATAAAGAACAAATGGAAGTATTCTTCTCCGAAAATAAATTGGAAGATGCCTTCAATTGCTCCAAAGGACATCCACCAATACTTAAAAAATTCTTGGGTGGAGATGTCTCAATCGAGTCACTATCTATTTGTGAAAAGATATTTTGTTTCAGAGAAAAGTTTGATAAAAAACTTGATGATCCTGTGTGGGAAACCGTCAGTTTGAAACTGAAAAAATATATACCATTCCTAAATATTGATGTGTTCCGGTACAAGAAAATTTTGAGGCAAATTGTAGATGAGTGATTTTTTCAAGTCAGAAATCGTGAGAGACGAACTGAGAGAAATAAATGATCTTCAAGAAGATCTTTATGTCAATGTCATGAAGTTCGGTCAAATGGACAAAGAACAACAACTAGAACACGTTGATAAACTTTCTATATTATTAGAAAAACAAAAAATTATGTATGCTCGTCTATCACTATCAGACGATCCCGATGCACTTGAAATGAAGGAAAACCTTCGTAGGTCTATGTCAGTAATGGGATTCTCTCCTGATGTTGATATGAATTATCTTTTCCAAAGTTTCAGAGCAACGATTGATTCTCTCAGAGAAAGCATTGACACCTGAGAGCAACACTGTTATACTATCCAAGTCATCCGACAAATCCAATTAATCCGAGGTAATCCGAATGTCATTCGCAGATCTTAAGAAACAATCCAAACTGGGCTCCCTGACTGCCAAACTGGTCAAGGAAGTTGAGAAAATGAGCAGCAACAATGCTTCTGGAGATGAGCGTCTCTGGAAACTTGAAGTTGATAAGGGCGGTAATGGTTATGCCGTCATTCGTTTTCTCCCTGCTCCTGATGGTGAAGATCTCCCTTTTGTTAAACTATACTCCCATGCCTTCCAAGGCACTGGTGGTTGGTATATTGAAAACTCTCTGACAACTCTGGGACAGAAAGATCCCGTGTCTGAGTACAACACGATGTTGTGGAATAACGGCACTGATGCCGGTAAAGAACTTGCCCGTAAGCAGAAGCGTAAACTGACTTACATCTCCAACATCTATGTGGTCAAGGATCCTGCCAACCCTGAGAATGAGGGTAAAGTGTTCCTGTATAAGTTTGGTAAGAAGATCTTTGATAAGATCACTGCTGCCATGCAACCTGAGTTTGAGGACGAGGAAGCAATTGATCCCTTTGACTTCTGGCAGGGTGCCAACTTCAAACTGAAGGCAAAGAATGTTGCTGGTTATCGTAACTACGACTCTTCTGAGTTTGCCCGTCAGGATGCTCTGCTTGATGACGATGATGCAATGGAAGCAATCTGGAAGAAGCAGTATTCTCTCCAAGACTTTGTTGCTCCTGACCAGTTCAAGTCTTATGATGAACTGAAGACTCGTCTGGATTATGTGCTTGGTAACAAAGGCACTCCTAAGTTCCAAGACCAAGAGTCTATTGAGGAAGAAGAAGAGTTTCGTCAGCAAAATCGTGGAGATGTAGCACCTCCTGTTCCTCAGTCAGTCAAGGAAGAACTTGATAGTCTCTCTCCTACCAAGACGACTGATGATGACGATGATGATGCAATGTCATACTTTGCACGACTTGCAGAAGAGTGATTAAGGTGAAGTAACTCTAGTATTCTCAGTGCGTGCTAGATTTTCTGTCACGTACTGAGATGATGTAGAGTAAATCATCTGCTCTCTCATGTCATTTAAAAACTGTTGTAAATATCCTCGTTTTAGCAAATAAATCGAGGATTTTTTATTATTCTTTCTAACTTCATATTCCCAATTAGTCACACTAATAACTGGATTTAATGTTGATCTATAATCACTTGGATCTGTGATTGTAAAATCACTATCTACTGTTTTACCTGCTGGAAGAATGAGTCTATCGGAAGAATCTTTTACTTCTGTTGTTTCGTAATGATGAACTGCATTTAATTCCTCACCATGTATTTTTTCGGCATATCTGTAGAGATGACGATTTGATAATGGCCATTCATCCCTCACACTGATGATACCAGCAGTCATTAATACAACCCAATCTAGTTCGGCACTACCATAAAATTCTTCTGCCACTGTGTCTGGTCGTGCTCCTTCTATGATTTCATATTTTTCAAAGATTGTAAATACATTTTGTAGATCATCACGCAATTTGCATCTACGAAATAGATTTTTAACTCTTAAGTAATTCTGTGATGAATTACTGTCGGATAAAAATGATTGATAGTCTAAATCTGGTAGTTCTCTGAAGTATCCCATTTTAGTATCCTACTCCTTCTAATCCTTCTCCTTCTGTATAATCACTATCATAAACTGGTTCAAGTTCTTTAAAGGTTAAATCCATAATCATAGAAACTGGTGTTCCATTACGATAAGTTGCATAAGTTCCTTCACCAGTATAATTGACTGATATGTCTGATAAGAAACACTGTTTAAACTTATTTAAGAATTTGTGATCACTTGACCCTTGTCGATAAGTTAGTTCAAATACATTAGGTGTTTTTAAAAAAGTTGAGATTTTGCCAACAACTTTAGGTGCCATATTTTTTTTAAAGCATCTTATAATTTTTTTAATTTGTTCACCTTCTGGAGGATTTCTTGGTGTCATTTTAAAGGAAAATCTAAAATTTCTTAATGTTGGTCCATTAAAAAGAAGCTCCATATTTGGATTTAAAATTGTTCCTTCTGATCGAGCAAGAATTTGATTTGGTGTTATATTCACTCCAAAAATTCCAACTGCCGAAGATGCTAGTTGTCTTGTTAGAAATCCTGGAAGATCGTCTCCAAAAGATTCCTTGACTGATTTTAAAGCCTTTCTTGCGGCATCTGTTACTGCTGCAGTTGTAAAATTTCCTTTATCATCAATTAGATTTTTACCCGACTCCATTACGTTCATAACTCCACCAACAGCAGCACCAGCAATGCTATTTAATTCACTAGATCCATAATTTGTAGAATTATTATCTTGGATATTTGAGGGAATTG